CTGCAGAAATAAGTAATTCACCTTGTAGTAAGCGGATAACAACATTGGCACTTGAAACTAGCTCTAGGTCATATATAAATGAGCCAACTGTTAGGGCAGTTGTTTGAGTAGCAGTTTGATCAAGTGTGATTGTGCCTGCAGCACCACCCAGGGTGATGCCACCGCCTGAAGTTGTCATTGACAGAACAGTTGTTGTATCGGCCACATCAACGCGTGCTTGTAGGCGAGCAGTGTAACCAGTTAAATTAACTGCTACGCCGTCAATTTTCCAAGTCATCACAAGGTTAAAAGTTGCCCCTTGTTCAATCGTAAAATCAAAACTGCCTGCCATTTATTTACTCCAAAAATTAAGGGTGGGTTACTTTGAGCCTCTGCCAAAATCTACGGCTGATGAATCTAGCCACTTGAGGATTGGACCCGCAGCGCCAGCAAGGGCGGCATATCCAAGAGTTTTGAAATCAGTCTCGCCCGCAAGGAATAGAGCTACGGCAGATGCAGCAGCAGCGCGAAACCAAGAAAGTGTAATTTGTTTGAATTGTTCCATTTAATTGCTCCCTTATTTCTTGCCGTGGACTTTGCAACAAGTGCAAACTTCGGCTTTGTATGCTTTTTTAGCAGGAATCGGTACGATTTTAGCACCAAGTTGTGTAATTATTTTAGGCTGGTTCATCCACCAAAACCACGGTGAAGTGTCATTGGCAAACTCTGCCTTGATTGAAATATGAAGGTGCTTGTTGTGCTGGTTTGAACCTGTGTATTTGCGGTTGCCTTCTTTAGCTCTTGCCTTTGACCAAATCTTGCCGTTGAAAATTAAGTAATCAACGCGCTTATCATCTTTTAACTGCTCAAATATGTTGGCGCAATCAATGCCGTTGGTAACATCGTGGGTCAAGTCAACGGCTAGGCCAGTATTGTGATCTGATTTAGGATTTTGAACCTGGTGGGCAGCAGATGGCAATAGGCCATCAGATACCTTCTTGCGCAATGGCTTCAGGGCAGTGGCTTGGCGTAGCACTGCCATTGCCGCTGGTGTTGCCTTCACTTCTTTGCCAATAGGTCAAGCACAATGTCCATTTGCACTTCAAGGCGATTAACTGCATCTTTCAAACTGCTGCCACCATTCGGCTTGAGTTCGTTGAGGTAATGCTTTACGAGCCAACGCACTGACCCTGCAAAGGCACTGATGATTGCGATGATTGAAACAATTAAGCCTGCCCAGTTTGCTGGTGTCATTTGCGCGGTTTCCCGTTCTATTTAGATGAGAGTTGTGCTTTAAGGACTGCGTTTTCCTGGGCAAGTACGCCTATGGTTTCACGCATATTCTTTAAGATTAGTTCAATGTCAATCTCTTGTTCCATTTACGCCCCCTTGAGTTGATTTATTTCAGCTTTAAGTTCCTTAATTGCAAGCACAAGAAATGTAGTCAAGCGGTCATAAGAAAGTGAGAACGGTTCTCCTAATGGGTCAAGAACTACAGTTTTTTCTAAACCGCCACCCAAGTCATAAATATCTTCAGCAAGGAAACCAATTTGCGTTTCATTGGGTTCGCCTTCAATGACATAATCATCATGCGTTTTATATGTGATTGGTTTCATTGCTAATACTTTGTCAAGCCATCCATCAGAAGTTATGTATTTGATGTCTTGCTTGAATCGCTCTGATGAAGTCGTGTAGGCAATACGAGAACCTGTGGTCACTACAACCATTGTGCTACCTGAACCAGTAGCAATACCCGCATAAGTCATTGTTCCCGAATGGGTGGTTGCTCCAAGAGTTGCAGTACCAGTTACATTAAGAGTTGATCCAAAAGAACAAGCCGCCGTTGAATAAAGACCGCCTGTAGAAGAAACCACTCCACCTGTGTAAAAGTCACCATTGTTGTAGAGAGTCATAGTGCTGCCATTAGTTATCGTTGTTGCACTAAGGGTAAAGCCAGCAATACTTCCGCTTGTGGATGTGATTGTACCTGAAAATGAACCGCTGGTTGCCGTAATGTTGCCAGTAAAATTGCCGCTTGCTGCATTAAAAGCAACAGATGCAGTAACTGTTCCAGCCGTAATGTTTCCAGCGGCAATTGTTCCAGCATAAATATAGGAAGATGAAATCTGCGTTGCTGTGATACTTCCAGCAATGATTTTAGTGGCATCTAGTGAACCAGTTGCTATTCGAGCTGCAGCAAGATTGCCTGTGGTTATATTGCCAGCATCAAGGTTTGAAACTGTGATTACTGAAGCATCAATCGTGCCTGCCGTAATCTTGCTGGCAGAGATACTGGCAAGTGCATTATTTCCAAGAGTTGTCGCAACAAAAGAAGAACCATCCCACCGAGAAATGGCATTATCTGCTGAAGTATTAAACCAAGTATCACCAATAGCAAATGTGCCTGTAGGTGTAGTTCCCTGGCGGTAAATTTTGTTCTTGCCATCTGCCGTTGTCTGCGCTGCAGTTGCTGCTGACTGGGCGGCGGCAATTGAAGTGTCTTGTACGGAAACCCACGCTGAACCTGTGTAGTAATACAACTTGTAACCATCATCAGTGTCAAACCAAATATCGCCTTCTGTCATCCCTACAGTTGGCGCGGTGGTTTGGTAATAAGCCTTTGTTTTGCCGTCAACTAAGACAATAACACCATCAAGTTGCTCTGTATTGGCAGGCAAAACTGGAATGACATTTGTGACAGTAAAATCAGCCGTAAGAGTTACAGTAATGGGGGTATTGGTGATTTGTGGACACAATGGCATCTGCTACCCCCTAGATTGTAATTGAGTATGGATTGATGGCGGAAGTGGTGTAGGACATCATCCAATTATTTTGCACAATTGAAAACGCCATACCTTCAACCACCAAGTTGTATTGTGTGCCTGAGCGCACAACGCTTATTTGATCTCCAAGTTCAGTGGCTAAAAAGTCAGGATACAAAGCACCATAATCGCCAAGTGCCAGTGCGTTAAAATCAATGCGCTCAACATAGGTAAGTGGTGAAGCCAATTTGCGTGACTCATAAAGAGCTAGATTTTGAGCATTTGAATCAGTAGCAACAGGTGCATCAAAAGTGTTTTTAGCGACACCATAAGAACTTACACTTGGGTTGTAGGTTGATGTGTATTGCTTGTTGGCATTGCCACGGTTGACTATAGCCTGATTGACAACATAGTAAGTGCCTGGGTTAGTGAACAACTCCATATAACCAACAGTGTTGCTTGCGCTCGTATCAGTAAAGAGCAATTGAGTTGGGCGTGAGAACTTATTGCTAAGAGGCACAAGGGTTGCAACATTATCGCGTGAGATATAAAAGCGACCAGCAATTGAATCAACTGCCTGGTAAATCATTGCCATACAAGATGAATTTTGAACCGTGGCCAGCATCCCAACACTGCCCGTTAATGACCTTGATGCTCCACTTGGCCAACCCGCAATGTCTAACATACGGCCAACGCGGGTGGCTGCAGTTTCGGCATTTGCGGCAGCAGCAAGTGCTGGTGCCTGGGCATCGGCGATGTAGGCAATGCCATCAACGAAGGTCATTGTGACCCCTGGCGCTTCGCCCTGATCTACTCTTGTTGTTTCCAAAAAGCCATAGTAAAGGTTGTATGCAACTCCACCGATTGTAGCCACAATGCGCATCTGCAAGCCATCACGCAGGATGCTTACACCGCCGACAACATAAGTTCCGCTGGTGGCATCAGGGTTATAGATACCGCTGAAGTTATTGAGAACAATAACTGATATGCCGCATTGGTCGCGCTCACTTTGTCGAGTGCGACCACGGCGAATGTTTATGCTAATTACATCAGTGGTTGCAACTGTGACAAATGAGCCACTCATTAAGAATTGAACTGTGACTGCAGGCGATGTGATGCCATCAAATGCTGTCATTAAACAACCTGCGCAATGAGTTTGCCACCACCACTGCCAAAGCTACGCCGTGAAGTACGCTCTAAGCCATTTGATATTGCGGTGATGAGATCGTCTTGAGTTGTAACAGAGCCTGCAACATTGACAACGATATTTCTGCCACTATTTGCTGCATACAACTTTGTGCCTTGTCCAATTGCAAGTGATGTTGAGCCTGAAAGCATCTTTTGGCGTTCTAAGTTTTTCTTTGCTGCCGCTGCGTTGATTTCATCATTCATTGATTTCTTTGTTGCTGCAGTTGCTTTATCAAGGCCAGTTGTAAAATTACTAAGAGCATTAGTAACAGGTGAGTAAGGTGTAACGCTAAAATCACGGTTTTTGGTATTACCACGGGGGCTAATTGCTTTACTAGATTTTGTGCTTGTAGTTTTAGGTTCTAGCATATTTCCTACTGCAAAAGCACCAATACCAATTGCAGCAAGAGCAGCAGTACCTAATGCCAAACTTACACCGCCTGTTGCAAGAGCATTTGCGATAGCCGTTCCAATTGCAGTTGCTCTTAAGATTTTCATTACTGCAATGATTTTTTCAATTGCAACAATAAAGGCAGCAATGCGACCCACAACAAACATCCCAGCAATAAGAGCTGCAATACCTTTTATAACTCCAAAATTATTTGCACACCAGTCAGAGAAAGCGACTGCATTAGTGAGCAACTTGAAGGCCATATCTGCAGCAATTGCAAAACCTGCGGCTAACTTGTCTTTGTTGAGTGCAACAAATGCTTCGACCTTTGGCAGTATCTGTGTTGTAAGCATCGTGGCAAACTTCTCAAGAACGGGCAAAAGGGCATAGCCCAAAGTCTCCATTACTTCGCCAAATGCAATTTTAAGGCCAGCCAATTTGCCTTCAAGGGTGCCAGCGCGAGTGGCAGCAGCACCGCCTACAATCTTTGAAACTTGATCTGTAATCTTGCCAAAGTCTTTAGTGGCCAATGTTGCTGCGCTAACACCAGGCACAAGGTTGCCCAAAGCCTTAGTTTGACCCTTACTTGCTTTGATAATTGCATCGGATGCAGTTGCTAAATCAACAGTCGCAAAGGCGCTTACATCTAAAGCTATTTGTAACGCCTCTGATGCAGCCGCAGTTGAGCCAAAGGCTGCGGTCAAGCGACCAAAGGCAGGTCTTAACTCATCATCTACTACTGAAAATTGCTTTTGAAGCGCCGTAATGTTTTTTTCTACACTTACAATCTGCGCATCTGATGCACCAACTGTATTGCGCAAAGAGTTAGCAAGAAGGGCTTGAGATTTCTGATCTGCAATTGCAGCCTGAACTGCATCCTTGCCAATCTTGGCTGCAAAGGCAGCAGATGCAAGGGCAGCAATACCAAAGGCTTTTGCTGACCTCTTTGCAAACTTATCAATGTTTGCACCAAGTTTTTTTATATCTTTTTGAGCAGCCTTTGAACCTTTATCGGAATACTGGGTGAGTATGCGGGCTACAACTGCGCCAACTGCCATTTATTTAGCTCGCTCTCCCTGTAGATGTTTCTGTAAATCGGCCTTTGCTTTTTCAAGCGCCCGCGCCACATTTGCCTGTATTCTGTCTTTGTCTTTATCTACAACACGCCATACTACACGCGAGGCTTTGCCAAATCTGTTAGCCAATGTTCGTAAGAATTGACTGCCCGAACCGCCACCGAATCCTGATTTAGTTTTTCTACCTGCAATTTCAAAGATTGCACCTGCTGCAGTTTTGTTAAGAAGTGCGCCTGCACTGGTTGTATAATCGCCACGAACTTTGCCCTGCGCTTTTGTCTTTACAATGCCTGATTGAACAACTCCAGTATCCCAACCAGGCCAACCCTTACCGCCTCTAACAGTTTTGCGTGGTTTGGCTGCATCGGATTTGCGCCAGCCACTCATAGGGGTATTGTCATCGTTGTAACCAGCAACGCCTGCAATCAATGCTTTAGCATCTCGCTCTGCCCCTGCAAGTTCAGTATTGATAACCTTGTTGAAGCGCTTAACTGCATCTTTGTCAAACTCTTTAAGTGCATCAATAGTTTCTTTGATACCTGAAAGAACAATTACTTCATCCGCCATTGGCTTTAGCTCGTTCCTTCATATAGATCGTGATTGCTTCAAGGATACCTTCAGGCGCATCAAGCAAGTCACTGATAGGAATACCCGTCTCAACCGCAACGGCTGCAATCATATAAGTTAGACTGTTGCGGTGGATTCGAAAGATTCATCAGCATCCAATTCGGCGCTGATTAGAGTATCTAAGAACGCAGGGCCGAAAACTGGCACAACAACTCCCGCAACCTGAAGGGCTTTCCAGGCAATCCAATAGATGTGTTCAATTTTTTGTTGATCCCCCAATAATTTAGGCATACCTGCACCAAATTGTTGCTCAAATGCAACGATGATGCGAGGCGTTAACTTGTAAGAAGCCTCAACACCATCGGTTGTTTTTACCTTAACTGATAATCCATCCATCTTTTCCCCCTAGTTTATACGATTGATTTTGTTATGTTACCTGAAATTGGCCACGATACTGAAACGGTGCTTAGGCTTCCCAATTCACCCGATACAGATTGCCATTCAGTAATAACTGCGTTGAATGTATATTTTGGATTGCTTGCACTTACTGCAGCATTTACTGGCCTGATTTGCATTGCAACTGCAGTTCCAACTGTTGTGTTTGCCATTGAAGTACCATTGACAAGTTCTTCAAGGGCATTGTCGGCATAATCTTGATTGAACTGAAAAGTCACAGAGTTATCAAACACCCCAGCTTGGCGCGTTCTTGATTGTGCGCCGATTTGGGTAGTGTCAATTGTATCCACGCTTGTTTTCAATTCTATCTGTGTTACAAACTCCGAAATATCGTTGCTTGCAAATAGCACATAGGCGTTATTGAGAACAAGGCGTGGCATTTATGCAACTGTTTTTGTGATTGCGCCTGAGATTGGCCAAGTTGAAGAAATCGTGGCTAGTTCGCCCACGCCACCTTGAATTGGTTGCCACTCTGAGCAAACTGCGGTAAAGGCGTATGAAGGGTTGGTTGCACTGACTGCACCTGATGTTGGCTTGATTACAACAGGAACTGATGTGCCAACAAGTGATGCGCCAACTGCATTGATTGATATTTCAGGTCCTGATGCTGCAAAATCCTGATTGAACTCTAGGGTTACTGAGTTATCTTTTAATCCTGGCAAACGAGTTTTTGCTGCTGCGCTTCCCATTCCTGTTGTTTCAACAACATCTACACTTGTTGTAAGTGTAACGCTAGTCAAAAAGGCGCTGAGATCAATAGCATTTACTGTTACTGATACATCTGTTAATACTAAGCGTGGCATTATTTTACTTCCTCTACTGGTTTGATTGCTGCGGTGTTTTTTAGATGTTCGCCTGCAACTAGGGCATCAATGTTGAGGCCTAGTTCAAGCAATTCTTTCTCGGTGATTGACTCACCTTTCTTCTTCGGCGCAAATACATCCGATGTAACTATGTAGCTCATTTTTCTCCTATCCCCAAACGGTAAGACGGTAACGGTATGAAAGAAACTCAATATCGCCTGATGAGTAATTACCCGCTTCGGCAGATGTGACTCGTAAAGTGCTGCAAGCCCCACCAAGAGTTAGATCAGATTCAATTGCTGCCTTGATTGAGAAATCCCCGCTGCCTGCGAGGTACTTATCAAGTTCGTTTTGGCCTGAACGCTCTGTGAAGCGCTGCACCAAAACAACAACATCTAGGTTTGCCTGGTCAAGTCCACGGGCATTATTCAAGTCAAAGGTGAAATCCAACTGGCCAACAATGGCTGCTGGTGCCACTGGTACAGTGGGGATTAGCTCGTAAATACGCATCCCTTTAATACTCTCTAGGTTGGCTTTTAAGCCGTTTCTAACCTCACTGGGTAACATTATACGGCCAAGCCATTGTTCTTGCGTAAGGGGCGCAGTAGTGCCTCTACATCGGCATCTAATTTGGCAGCCAATCGCACCGTTCCCAAATCTGTATTGCCAGCAATTCCAAATGGTGACTGGTTACGCAAAAACAGGCGAGAGGCTTGAATCTTTGCTGCGGTTTTTACTTCATAAGGCACCGCGCTCCATCCAAAAACGCCTTTAACTCGAACAGATTGCGGTATGAAACGAGGCCAAAAATATGAGTCAACGCCAATGATGCGGGTCAAAGGCCATCCGCGAGAAGGATTGTTAACAGGTTCAAATACTCTGTCTGTTGTTGCCCAAATTGTTGTATAAGTTTGATTGAATTGATCATCTGTTGCAATTTCTGTGATTGCCGTAAAGTCATCTACAGGCAATTCCCACCAGTCTGTTGGTGTGTAATAACGAGTTGCTGGCGCACCTTGAGTGCCGTCTGAATAAAAGAAACGGCCACAATAATCGTCAATTTGACGGCTTGCAGTAGAGATAGCAAGTTCAATGGCAGAGTTGTCTGCTGCATCTTCTAAGTTAAGTGCTGACTTAACATCATTGAGGGTGCAATAACCGTTAGTAATCGCCACGCTTTATTCTCGTTTCTACTTTAGGAAGCATTGCTTTTTCAAGCTGTGGAATAGCAGTTGCTGTTTCCTTCTTTAAGGGTTTCTTTTTGAAAATTTTTTTTAAGCGTTCCATATATCGTGCTGCCTATCATCTAGCCAATAAGACTTATAGTGAGGCAATATCGCACCCGTGTGTGCATAGATAGGGAAGCCAAGCGAGCGAACGCGGCGGCAGAAAAGTAAATCCTCGCCAATCCATTCACCGTCAATTGGGCCATCCCAAAACCAAGCCCAATCTTTGCCCTGGTTTGTGTCGCATTTATCTTGCATTGTTTCAAGGACACTGCGATGGACAAGCAAACATCCAGTACCTGCAGCATCTACTTCAAACAGAGAGTCTTTATCGTAATTATGTAATGGTAAAAAGCCTTCAGGCGTATCTTGGTAAATTGTAGGAATAGGCTTTGGATACGGATGACCTGTTTCAAAACTGGCAAAATATAAACCAGCAATTATTGGTCGTTCTGTTTCGTGCGCTGATTGAATCAATTTATCAAATGATTGAACTGGCAATTGTTGATCTGAATCAATCATTAAAAGCCAATCAGATTTAGTCTCAAGAAATTGTTTTACAACACGATTGCGTTGCTTAGACAAAAGCCCTGAACCTTTTACTCGAACAAAAGGTCCAAGTCTTGATGCTCTTGCCTGAACGAGTTGTATCAAGCTAAAAGCAAAACTACCATTGACATCACCTGGGTCGCAACTGCCAATTGAAACTTTGTGTGATGATTTCATAGATTCCCCCGAATCATTTAAGAAGTAAGAGGCGGGTTAGTCGGGGGAGAAAAACCCGCCTCTTACAATTGTTAACTTTCGATTAGAAAGTTGGTGCTACCAAACCAGTGCCCGAAATAATTGAGGCTGCTAGTGGGTAACGGCCTGCTGAGAAGGCTGCATAGCCATACACAACTGCCTTGATTGTTAGGCTGCCTGCTGTTGTTTGGTCAAAGTTCAACGCAAACGGTGCGCCTGGTTGCTCCCATAGGTGCATTTCAGGTGCTGCAACGCAGTAAATCTGATCTTGGTTTGTTGCTGCTCCAAGATTTGTAACAACATTTGCATCAGTAACAATTGGCAGACCCATCAATGAGTAACCTGAGTTACCGTATGCGACTGCTCCTGCTCCTGCTGCAATTGCGTTCATTGGACCGCCTGCTGTTGGAACAACAAGTGGACGGCTCTGTGAATCAACTGCGGCCATCAAATATGCAAGACGGCGTGGGTGCATAATCCAGTGTGTTGGTTGCTGGAATGTGTTTGTCTGAACCTGCTGAATTGCATCAGCCAACTTTGGATAAAGAAGGGCAACTGTTGGTGCTGTTGATGTGAAAGTAACTGCATTTCCACCTGATGATGCAAGTCCTAGAATTGTTCCTGATGTACCTGCACCGTTTAGGCACTGGTTATCAAGTGTTGTGTGCCATGAACGAATGAGGTCTTGGAGAATGAATGTATCAATTCCAGTTCCGCGCTCGATTGCTTGGCGTGATAGGTCTTGCTGACCTGCAATTGTACGAACATTGATAGTCAATAGTGTGTCATCAGAATCTGTATTAGATACTGCTGAGTTTTCAGTAGCTTGAATAGCCGTTGAGGTACCTGTTGTCATGCGACTTATATTCAGGGTCATCCCGTTGGCGGGTAGTGAATGGCCATTTGTAGCAGCATCAAGGAATGGACGACCAGCGCGTGCAAAAGGTGCAGCAAGGTCAGTTAGGTATTGTGGAACCACAAGACCATCAAAGTTTGATGTTCCTACTGCGCGGTTCTCAATTGATTCTTCGCGCATGTGGCGTGCAAGACGATCTGATGCTGCGAAGTCATTTTTGAATTGTGCGTTGTAAGCATCCTTCACAAATGAAACTTCAGCTTCAGGTGCGTATGTGCGTGCTTCCTTAGTTACAGTTGCTCCGCCTACTTTTGGTGTAATTACTGCTGCAACAGATGAGCGCATTTCTGCAACCTTTGCATCTGCTGTTGCCTGTGTTGTGAACTTTTCGATTTTTGCATCTAGTGCGCGTGCTTCTTCAACAAGGGCATCAACCTTTGTTGTTTCGTCATCTGTTAGGTCGGTGCGTTCTTCAGCGGCTACTGCCTCAAGAACTGCATCCATTTCAGCCTTAACAGCATCACGGCGCTCAAGAGCAACATCAAGGTATGACTTTGACATTTTTCTCCTATGAGTTATTTGTGTTGTGAGGTGGTGGCGATTGCTGCTCACGGCGCTAAAGGGTGTGAGGTCGCTCCGACTTCGATCTGCTACTTGTGCAGCAGAAACTTATTTTGTGTTTTTTACAATTGCTTTTGCTAAGCGCAATGAAATTGAACGGCCCGCTTCTTCAGGACTTGGTTCTTGTAAGGCATCAATCTGTGTCAGTTCGCTCATCTTGTGACCAACAAGAGTATCTGTTGGGCGATAGCCGTCACGGATTTCCTCATAAACACGAATCAAAACTGCAGGATTACCTTCTTCGGCAGTAATGCTAAAACTAGAGTTTGGTACATTGATTTCGCCTGTCGTTTGAATC